AGCTGGCTTGGCACGAATAAGGAAGGCGAAACCTTCCGCACTGTCTTTACGGTTCAGTTCATCGAACTTCGACAGTGACCATAACGCAGTACCCCAACCCCACACCAAGGAATAAAAATGGCAAAACTTACCCAAGGCACTAGCCTTTTCTGGATTGACGGCGTAACCGTTCGCCAAGTCGCCGCAACGAACGTCAACGGGCTTTCCGCTCAGCGTGACAGTATCGAGACAACCGACCTAGAAGCGGCTGCAAAAACCTTCATGCCCGGTCTGATGTCTCCAGGTAGCGCTCAGTTCGCTATCCAGTTCGACCCGTCCAACGTTGTGCACAAAGCCCTGCACGACGCCTACAAGGCAGGCACGGTGTTGAAGTGGGCGCTTGGCTGGTCTGATGGCACGACCGTTCCGACCGTCACCACCGGCAATTTCACCTTGCCGACGACCCGCAGCTTTCTGACCTTCGACGGCTTTATTCAGGATGTCACTTTCGATTTCAGTCTGAACACCGTTGTGAATTCTCAAGTCTCGATTCAGGTTTCCGGTATGCCGAATCTGACCGTGAAGGTGTAATCATGAACCTCGCTGAAATTCGCAACATCGGCGCGTTTGTTTCCTCTATGCCCGTCAAGCAAGAAATCGAGTGGAAGGAACACCGCTTTGACGTATTCGTTAAGCGATTGTCCTTTGGCGATATTGAAACCCTCTATAGCGTCGAAGAGGGTTCGCGTTCAGCTCGCATGATTTCCACCGCTATTCTGCTTGGTGAAAATCAAGAGGCAATCAGTTACGACGATGCTTTCCGGCTTGATGTCGGCTTGGCAACGAAGTTGATTGGTGCCTTCAATATCGTGAATGGTCTGGATCAAAAAAAAACCAACCGACCGACGATGAAACCGTATGGCATGAACTCGTGTTGTGCGGCATCGGCGGCAAGACCGTAACCGAAGCGAAGGCGAATCTTTCGTATCGAGAAGCACACGACTGGTTCACCTTCGCCAAACAACGCGGCGGCTTGCTTCACACCGACCGCCTACTGGCGACCATCGCCACGCAGATAAACCGCTTCAGCGGTGGCGAAGCTGAAATCGGCGATTTCCTACCGATGCTGAAGCCTGAAAAACAAATCGAACAAGAAGCCGACATCGGCGAAATCATGAACCTTCTTAGTATGGTGGCAATGTGAGCAGTAGAAGTTTAGGAACACTAACCCTTGATCTAATCGCTAAAACGGGCGGCTTTGAATCCGGCATGGACAAGGCTGCTCGCGTTGCTGACAAGCGCACCCGCGAAATCGAGCAACAAGCAACCGCACGGGCGAAGGCAATTGAAACAGCCTTTAGCGGCATGGCTAAATCAATGATCGTTCCACTAGCGGGTGCAGCTATTGGTTTGGGCAGTATCAAATCACTCGACGCCTTGAAAGCCAGCATTGACAGCAGCATTGAAGGATTCGCCGGCCTAAAGGACGCTGCCGAGAAGACGGGCGCGAGCGTTGAAAACCTTTCTTCCCTGAAGGGTGTTGCTAAGATCGGCGACCATGACTTCGCCGAAGTCGAAAGCGGCATCATCCGATTGAACAAGGCACTGCGCGGCACAGACGACGAATCCAAAGGCGCAGGAAAGGCTCTGGCAGCGCTCGGGCTTGATCTTCAGACCCTACGGGACATGGACCCCGCTGAAGCGATGCTGGAACTTGCCAAAGCACAGGAACAGTTTGCTGACGGTGGCGGGAAGTCTGCAGCCATGATGGCAATTCTAGGCAAGAGCGGTGCAGCCCTTATCCCCTACCTGAAAGACCTTGCCGAACAGGGCGCGTTAGTGGGCAAGGTTACGACTGAACAAGCCATCGCTGCCGACGAATACGAAAAGAACATAAAGCGCCTTCAGGGTGCCTGGGGCGGTCTGTCAAAGCAAATGGCCGTGGCTGTTGTTGGTCCCGCCAAAGACATTACTGATTGGATGGTGAAAGCTCAGAGGGAAGGCGGCGTTCTGAATGCGGTCTTTGTTGGTCTGGGAATGAGCATGGCAAAAGTGTTCGGGGTTGAGATCAACCCTTCCCAGCGTGCCGAGAACCAAGTCAACGACCTATTCAAAGAGCTTCAGGAGAAGAAGCGGATTGCAGAGCAACAGCGTTCTTCAGGCTGGGGCGTAGGCGACTGGCTGGCCGAGCGCACAGAGAACGAGGCAAAAGCGCTTGAAAAGCAACTGAAGGCGGCAATCAAGGCCCGAAATAAACTGCTTCAGACCGCTGCTGACGATGCAGCCCCGAAAGATACTTCACTGAATAGCCAGAACTTCGGCAGCACTGGCGCGCCCACGGTAGCGAAGGAAAAGAAGGAACGCCCCGACCTTCTGACCGAATCGGCCAAGCTGTACGCCGACGCGATGAAGACCCTTGACGCTGCCCAACTGAAGGCAGACATCAGCGGCCTGAAGCTGACCGCAACACAAGCCGAACTTGTGCGTGTGATGTCTGACCCGCTCTTCGCTCAGATGCCGGAAGAATGGCGAATGATGGTTGCCAACTCGGGAGAGTACGCACTACAAACCGAGAAGGCAGCAGAGAGCCAACGCCGCTTGAATGAACTACTCGACGCGACCCCCACAGCCAAACTGGAGAAGTCACGGGAGCAAATGCAATTCCTTGCCGATGCTTTCGAGTCGGGCAAGATCACTGCCGACCAGTTCAGCGAAGCAGCACAAACCGCATTGGGTAACCTTCCCGACAAGACGAAGGACGTAACAGATAGCTTCCTTGATATGACCCTAGTTGCCAACGATGCAGCTAACGCAATGGCACAGGGCTTCACTGACGCCCTCTTCAACCCGATGGATAAGAGCATCAAGGAAATGGTTGCCTCGTTCCTGAAGGGCATTGCCCAAATGATCGCCCAAGCCCTGATCCTAAAAGCTATCAAATCCGGGATGTCAGCAATGGGCGTGGCGTTCGCTAAAGGTGGCGTCTTCGACTCTGGCGGGGTTCAGGCGTTCGCCTCGGGTGGCGTTGTAACCCGCCCTACCCCATTCAAGTTCGCCAGCGGTGGCAGCTTCAAGAGTGGCTTGATGGGTGAAGCTGGCCCTGAAGCCATCCTGCCCCTGAAGCGCGGTTCTGATGGGAAATTGGGCGTCAGCATGAACGGAAGTGATGGGACGGGCGCAGGCAGCACCGTTGTAAACATCACCGTGAATCAGGGTGGCAATGAAGAAAAGAGCAGCACCGGCACCAACGATGAAGGCAAAAAACTGGCAAACATGATCAAGGCTTCCGTTTTGGACATCCTCATTACTCAGCAGCGCCCCGGCGGCGTGCTGTACAAATAATCAGAAGGAACAGAAATGAGCTATACCTTTGTATGGGTGCCGAGCTATGGCAGCGCGGTAACAATGAAACCGAGCGTACAGGCAACCAAGTTCGGCGATGGTTATGAACAACGTGTGGCGATGGGGATCAACAGCAACCCGCGCAAGTGGCAGGTAGCATTCAGCAGCCGCCCGACTGCCACTGCCGACGCGATAGAGGCGTTTTTAGAGGCGCGGGGTGCGGTGCAGTCGTTCGACTGGGTGCCACCGCACGGCAAGCCTGGCAGATGGGTTGCACGGGAGTGGAGCGCACAAAAGACCGGCCCGTTCACCCGCAGCGTGTCGGCAGTGTTCGAAGAGGTCTTCGAAGCAGGTTAACCCGCCTGCTATTCAATACCTAATGCCTTTGGCGTGACTCGCCCTAGCTGGCCCGGCTTATTCATATCTGAATACAAGCGGTAATAGTAGAACTTGCCAGCCTCTATGTGCTGGTCCAAATATACAGGGGCATTCGCCAGAATGGTACTTGCTGGGCCAGAGTGGGTCGAAAAGATATATTCACCGGGATCAAGCCGAAACTCTAGTTTTTCGCCGGGTGCCAGTTGCGCGATTAGCTCGTCATTGACGTAAAACCGCTTATCGACCCCCGAACCCAAAAAACCACTATCCCGAACCACAATGACATTTGCGGGGTTAGGACTTGAGACAGCTAACCGGGCATAAGTACGATTTTCCGGAACTACTGTTGCGCGGCTTGGCGGAGTGACAACCGTCTGACAACCTGACAGCACCGATGCGACGCCGACTGCTGCCAACAGGTGTTTCGGCGACAGTTTCCATTTGCAAATCATCTTCGGTCACTCAATATAGACAAAGGCATATGTTATCGCACATTGAATACTACGAAGACTGAAGAACCGCACCCAGCATAACTATTCGGAACCTATCCCAGTCGGGCAACAATCGAAAAATATTTTTCACCCGTGAATGATGGGTTAAGAACGGCGCTTTTCGAGTGATGGGACAAATGATGGGACGGCAGACAAAACCCATAAAAGAAAAAAGCCCCAATCCGTGAAGATTGAGGCCAGTTCTACGTTTCGATCTGTTACCAGTTGCTAAACTGGCGGAGACGGAGGGATTCGAACCCTCGATGCAGGTTTTGCCCGCATGCTCCCTTAGCAGGGGAGTGCCTTCGACCTCTCGGCCACGTCTCCGTGTCCAGAACTCA